GGGGAGTGAGGATACAAAAGCGGTGAAAGCGAGCGCAGCGCAAGCCAAAAAAGCACAGAAGGAATTGGATCAATTTGCAAAAGCACTTGAACGAATGGGGGCTGGATTCAGCAAACAGGCAGCAGGCACCCGCGAGCCATTAAAAGCAAGCGAGAAATTGCAGGCACAATTGCAAGCAATGGCAAACAAATTCGGCGAGGCGTCAATGAAGGCGCAGAGTTTGGGGCCTGAAGCGGTCGCAGCATTCGACAAAGTCAAAGGCGGCATGATTGCGTCAATGTCTGAAATGGCAGCGGCAATTCCAGCGGCACAAAAACAAGAGCAAAAAGAACAACGGGCAGCAATAGCGGGCGGCATTGGTGCCGGTGTGTCAGGTGCCACGGACATAATGAGTACCGGCGGGATGGGCTTGCTGGGTTCGGCGGGTCCGATGGGCGGCGCGGCGGCTGGTTTGATCGGTATGGGTCAGTCGGGCGATGCGGAATATCAAAGCCAAGTCGCAGATGCGGCAAAAGAAATTGCAGCCGAACGACAGAAAGAGATGCAGGCCGAAGCGGACAAACTAAAGGCGGCAGGCGCGAGCGAGGAGGTACTTGCACAGCAGGGCCTGAGCAGCGAAGACATCGCCGCCGCTGGTGAGGTTACAGAAGCAGACGAAGCACAGGCCGCAAAGGGGATCGACCGTGATGACGTTATGTCGGACATGGTCACGGGTGCTGTCGAAAGCGTGATCGAAGGCATCAAGGGTCTTTTGTCGGCGTTGCCGGATATGATCAGCGCATTGTTGCCGGTTCTATTGATCGATCTCCCGATGGCGTTGCTTGACATGATACCGAAATTTATCGAGGAAATTATACCGGTTTTGATTTTCGATTTGCCTGCCGCGCTGTTGAAAATGGCGTTCAAATTGATCCCGAAATTAGTGGTTGCGATTTTTCGGGATCTGCCGGTTGCTATTTTTAAAGGCTTCAAACGCGGCTTTAAATCCATATGGAAAGCGATCAAAGATTTTTTCTCGTTCGGATTTCAGACGGGGGGGTTTATCCCCAAAACGGGCCAATATCTACTCCATCAAGGCGAGCGCGTGGTTCCATCCTCGGGCGCGGGTACCGGCACAGCGACCAAAGGTCTTGGAGCATTCAACACGGGCGGCACGTCGTTAACAATCAATACCATGACCATGTCCCCGGATGCGGTGCCGGATCTCGGTCGCCTAATCGACGCGGAATTGGGATCGGGAGGACGTACCACCGTGCCGATTTTTGGTGAGCAATCCTCATCGCGGAGCATGTAAACAATGGGATACCCAATTTTCACATGGCGGCCCCACATGTACCCGTCTTCAGCGCCGGGGGGGTATCGCGAAACCATCTTGCTGTCGGAGGATCTCACGGATCTACAGGTCACGCCAAAACGCGACGTAATTGACACGTACAGCATCGCGGGCGGGCGCTCCCGTGAATTGTTGCGGGCGTGGTTAGAGGTGCGGATCGTCCTTGAACGGTTCACCGACAGGGCTTTGTTTCGGCAATTTTCGGCAATGATCAACCATTTAGAGCGCGGGGGACACATTCAATTTTCGGTCGATCATCAAAAGGTTTTCAACGCACACATGACAGCGCGGCATTTGCAACGCGAGACAAAACTGACCCACACATCAAACCTGTCCGAATCGGTCAGCACAGTCGTTTGCTCTACGCTTGCAGACGGTGACGAAATTGTGATCGAATCGGGACCACCGAAAGCGGGGCGCGAATACCACACAGCGACAGATCACAATTACGTCGGCGATACTGGAATTGGCCGCGTGACTCTTGGCGATTCGTTGCACCTGCTTGATTCGTATGCCGAGGGGTCACATCTTAGATATTCGGACTACTACCCGAATTTGTTTTTGCCTTCGTCGGGTACGGGGTCGGCTTTACTCACGCACGATCATCGAATCTCGTACACCCTCGATCTGACGTTGACCTATCGAATTCCTGATCTAAATGTAGCCAGCCCTGCCCAACCTATTGAGCCAATATCAGACGGCAATGACGACGCAGGCGACAAGCCAGATTGGGGGAAGTGGGGATAATGGAATGGACGGATTCATTTAGCGAGCGATTGCGAGACATTGAGCGCCCGATAGCACCGATGTTTCGGCTGCAAATTGGATCGCCTTGCGTGGCCGGTGATCATATGTCAACGGAGGAAGCCAGATCCGCGAAGGTTTTGGAATTGCTAACTCACCCCGGATCGGCAAAATACGGCGGCGCGAATTTATATGAAGGGCGCGGCATATGGTCGGAGGATGGCCTGTCGTATCCGTATGCTTACCTCGTAGGGCTGACGGACAAAATCAGCGTCGGGGCGCAGTCAGTAGTCCCTCGCACGTTTCAATACACCGGATCGAATCTGTCGGTAGACGTTACCCGCAAGGCGTTTAGCGCAGCAATTACGATGTTTGTTGGGTGCTTGGCGCGGTTGCAAATCAACCTTTCGGCAGAGGAGGACAAAACTCCCGACGCATGGGAGGGCAATTGGCAGGACATCTGGATCGGACAATACACGGGCGCAAAATGGAACGGCCAAAAATACTCGCTTTCGTTTGTGTCCGCGTTGCAAGCAGTAAAGCAACGGCACACGCAAGCCGAGCGAATATCAAGCGACAGCGACTACGAGGAAGCCGAACAGGTGGCAGACGAAGAGCGGTTTAAATGGTTTGCTGGTTTAGGTCGCGCACCTATGGTGTTCACTTCGACCGGGCTGACAGCTCCAATTGGAACCTTTCGCACTATGCGTTTTAGTGATTCAGTGAAACACGTTAACAAAAATTGTACGGGCGACACGTACAAAAAGCGAGAGCCGTTTGCGTATGACGAAACGGCGTTTGCCCTTAGAGATTCAATCGAGGCGAGCGATTACGATCCACCCCGCCACGGTCAATGGTTGGCATGCACTAACGGTTTGAGCAAGGCGACTTGGGTTTTTTATCAAAAGCAAGCGGACAATTATATCTATCAAGCAAATTCGTCGGGTTCGGCGGGGGGGTCAGCAGCGAATCGAGCGTTGCCCGGTCGTGACAACATGTCGGCTGTCGATTGGGACGGCGTGACGGGCAGCGGCACAGGATTGTCAGCAGGATCGTCGGCGAAAACGGTTTGTGTGGTATCAGGCGACCCCGTCAAAGAAGTCGTGAATTTGATCTATGTGCAAGGATACGCGCCGGAAATGGTGCCGGGGCTATTTGCTGAAGGCATGAATTCGCTGGTGTCGCGCACCCCGTTAAATCGCGAAGACATCGAAGTAATGCACGGCTATTTTGATCGAATATATGGTTTTACTGCCAACGATAACCCCCCTTTGCGACACGTTGTCACGGCATCACAAAGCGACGGGCTGTCATATGTGTCGAAATTCTTAGGCAAATGGGGCGTTTTTCCACGGTGGAAAGCGGGCGGTTGGTCGGTCGGAGTGGCGGCGGGTACTGGTTTTGTTGTGCCGAGCGCATACGCAAGCGAGGGCAACCGCCCCGGCTTAGTGTTGCCTAAAGACATCGAGGGGGCTGAATATGATCTCGTTGATCCTCAGACGCGCGGATCATTTAATCGGGTGATTTTTCAAAACAAAGATCCCGACGCAAACCCATACGACGGCACAAGCGACGAAGCCGCATACATAACAAAAGCAGCCGACGAAGCGTTGTTCGATTCAACCCGCGCCTCTTCTGGTACGCCTTTAAATGGTACCCCCCAAATGGGAACACTAATTAACAGCACCACCGACGCCGCCGCCGGATCGACAGAAGGCTACGGGATCGGCGCTCGTTGGGCGTATGATTACGCTGAGTTTTTTGGGCGGGAATTGTTCCCGCATTTTTGGGCGACACGTCGAGCAACCTGCACGCTTCGTTTGCGAGGGCTTAAATTTGCGAACCTTGCGCCCGGAGATCGGGTTCACATTTGCATACCGTCGGGCGGTGGCAAAAAAGTGTACGGCTGGGGGCCGTGGGTGTCTACAGACGGCGGCATGGAGGAAACAGGCGGGATCGAAAATCACGTGCTGTCGTCGATACCGTGGGACGGAACCGAACGCGGGGCCGAAGTGCTTGAGAATTGGGACGAGGGCCTGTCGTATTACACGCCGTGGTTTGTAATGTCTCATCAAGTCGATTGGATAGGCAACAAAGTCACCATGATTTTAAGCCGACCAATTCCAAGGGGCGCACAAACGCCAATTGATTTTGATATGTCTGTGCCGGGTGGCTTCGATCACGATCAAGCATTGACCGGGATCGCCGACATTGAAATCACCGACGATTGATTACCGCCCTGCCTACTGTTACCATGTCACCGCATAGGAGATCCCCGCCATGGCCATGACAGAAATTACTTTTAGCCGCGATATATGCCCAGACGTTAAACGGTTCACCCTCGACGCATCTGACGCAGACAAAGCGACACAAGTCAATATCCCCTACTGGTGCAAGCGGGTGACGATTCGCCCCGAGGGCCAAAAAGTGCGGCTGTCGTTTACAACGTCAAGCGATGACATCAACAGCGACTACATCAAACTGTCCGCAGATACCCCGTCGGAATTCACATTCTGGGACGGATACAAACAATCGAACGCCATCACCGCGATCTACATAGCAAACAAAGCAGGAACGACAAGCACAACCGTTTCTGTCCTGCTTGAAGGGGCCGAATAATGAAATCAACCCCGAATCAAGTCGTTACAAACATTTCCAATTCGGCAAGTGATCGAATTCTTACGGTTGGCACAGTCAACGACGAGCAGCAGGATCTAAACGCCGAGGCAAATTTAACGTTCGACGGAACGACGTTGACGGTGACAGGCAACCTCAACGTGACCGGAAACACGACTACCGCCACGAATACCACGGTTACGGACAAATTGATC